GTTGGCCTTTGGGGCGTTCGGTACGGTTCTAATGCTGACAAGCTCAGCTTGGGCGCAGCAAGTTATGCAGACGGTGCCTTCGCCTGGAACTACTGCTGGCGGCAATGCCTCCGGTACGATTGTTACTACGGGGACGTTTCAGCTGGTGTTTGCTGCAATGCCCAACGCGCAAGCGGGTGGTCCGGTGAGGAAAGGTTGCAGGATTGTGAATGGGGGAACCCATACAATGTTTGTTTCTGAGGGTTTGACCGTCGCCACTGCCACCGTGAGCAATAGTATTCCAGTGGCAGCTGGTTCTGCTTTCGATTGTACTATTACTAACACTGCCCTGCAAGGTCAGATTGACATTGAAGGAACTTCGGGAGATTACTTCTATGCAGCGCAGTTTTAAAACTGTGCGCGGTTTTGCCGCGCTGTTGGGATTGGCGTTTGCAATTTTGCCCGGGGCTTCGGTCCCGGCAATAGCACAGCAAATTCTTCCCGAAGGTCTTACCCAGTTCACCGATGGCAACGGTTCGCCATTGGCAGCTGGTAGTGTGGCTTTTTACATCCCTAACACCTTGACGGGAAAAACTACCTGGTCCGATTCCGCGCTTACTGTGCCGAATAGCAATCCGGTTGCATTGGATGCTAACGGCCGTGCGCCGATTTGGGGCAAAGGCAGCTACCGGCAGGTGGTGAAAGATGTGAATGGGAATCAGATCTGGGATCGAGTAACTTCGGCCGCAGATTGGACTAACATAGCCATCACCGGAGGAACAATTTCTGGCGTATCCATCACCGGGTCTACGCTTAGTGGTTCAAGTTTGACCGTCAATTCGGTGGCCAACAGTGCGCTGGCCCAAGCCCCAGCTAACACGGTAAAGGGAAATATCACCGGCACCACGGCTAATGTAACGGATAATACTCTTACCGCAGTTGTTGATGCGGATATTTCCAACGTACAGGGTTCTGTGCTGTATCGCGGAGCTACTGCTTGGAGTGCATTGGGTCCCGGCACTTCTGGACAGTATTTGCAAACTGCAGGTACGGCAGCTAATCCTGCTTGGGCTACCATCCCGCATGAGATCATCTCAACAACGCAGGTTTTTTCAACTTCCGGTACTTTCACCGTACCAACGGGGATTGATAAGATTCGTGTGCTGGTTGTTGGTGGTGGCGGGACTGGAGGCTTTGGCGGGGGCGGTGGTGGCGGTGCCGCGATTAAGACAATAACTGGTTTAACCCCTGGAGCTACCATTACGGTTACTGTTGGCGGAACTGGCGGAACTTCCTCTTTCGGTTCTTATGCTTCAGCTACTGGTGGTGGTACTGGAGCCAATGCTTCCGGAGGTGCTGGTGGTGGCGCAACTGGCGGAGATATCAATATCGCCGGGCAAGGTGGAGATGGTGGTTGTTCCGCCTGCGCTTCCGGTGTTAGTTGGTATGGTGCTGGTGGGAGTTCTATTATTGGCGGCGGAGGCACCGGCGGTGTAAATGGCGGTGGTGCTGCTCCAAATCCAAGCTCTTACGGCGGTGGCGGCGGCGGTTACGGCGGTGTGGGCTATCAGGGCGTCGTCATCGTCGAGTATTAAAGAATTGGCTAAGGGATCGTCCTTTAGCCATAAGGGGGCAGAAGCCCCAAAAAAGGAGCGCGCAATGCGTTGTTTGAATGGAGTCAAGCTGGCGCTTGCGCTGGCTCTTACGGTTGGAGCTTGTGGCGAGGCTTTGGCGGCTGGTTTGCTGACCAACGGCTTGCCGCCTGCCGGTGGAACGCAGTATCCTAGCACATTGCCCCTTACGGGTAATGAGGCTTTTGCTGTCGACACCCAGCTTCCTCAGGGCTTGAACCCCGCGTCGGAAGCTGTCACCACGGGTCAGTTGGCTGTCTGGCTGCAGCCGGTTGTTACCTCCAACACCAGCACCAGTGCGGCTACCGCTACTGTCGCTCAGATGGTGCCTACGGCTTACGGCGAGCAGGCAATTTCGCTTCTGCTCACTGGTACGCTGTCGGCCGGCGCGAACCTTACCACCCCGACGGCTGCGGCCATTGTGGCGGCGTATCCTTTCGCGGTGGCTGGAACCAGCAACATCGGTCAGAGCTGGGTTATCCGGATTAGCAATGAGTCTTCCGGTGCGTATGCCTGGACGCTGGTTGCTGGCTCGGGTGTGACCCTGCCGACCAGTGTTAACATTCCCCAGTACGGCGCGAAGAGCTATCTGGTCAAGATTGTTAGCGCGACCTCGGTTACGTTTACCGATCTGGGTAACTAAGATTTGGACCGGGGCAGCTGCCCCGGTCTTTTTCACTAGGTGAAGGGAGATAGCTGATGAAAAAGCCGCATAAAATGACGATGAAAGAGTTTGAGCATTCGGCCGCTGATAAGAAGGCGGATAAGAAGGCGCTGAAGGAAATTAATAAGGAAAAGGCTAAGGCTAAGCCGAAGAAATAACCGTGACCATTGGGGGCCATCAGTGGCCCCCTTTGCAAAACAAACTCACAACCCCGGACCCAGCTCATGGCCGTTACAGCAGAATTTCCCGAGCATTTACAGTGCCTTTTTCGGCCTAAACGCTACAAGATTCTCTATGGGGGTCGTGGCGCAGGGCGAAGCTGGGGTGCGGCGCGGGCACTTTTGCTGATTGGGACAGAAAAGCCTATCCGTGTGCTTTGCGCCAGAGAGCTGCAGAACTCAATCGCTGAATCAGTTCACAAAGTTTTAAGTGACCAGATTGATTCTTTGGGTCTGCGGGGCTTTTATGAGATCCAAGTTGGCAAGATCATCGGGGCCAATGGAACGACTTTCAGCTTTGAAGGTATTAAGAACAATACGACTAAGATCAAATCTTACGAAGGTATTGATTACTGCTGGTTGGAAGAAGCCAACAAGGTCTCCCGCGCAAGCTGGGGTGTATTGATTCCGACGATTAGAAAAGAGAACTCTGAAATCTGGATCACGTTCAATCCGGAGTTGGAAACTGACTACACCTATTGCCGCTTTGTTAAAGATCCGGTTCTTCGCCAGGCTGAGGGCATGGTCAAAGGTGTGCTGGAAGATGATTCAAGCTATGTCATTCGTATGACTTGGGCAAACAATCCGTGGTTTCCAGACGTGCTAAAGCTGGAAATGGAAAATGATAGGAAAAGGGATTTTGACTACTACCTGAACGTCTGGGAAGGGCATTGCCTGCAGAATCTTGAAGGCGCGGTTTATGCGAAGGAACTTCGCAGGGCGCAAGAAGAGGGCAGAATCTGCTCGGTGGATTGGGATCATGAAAGTCCGGTGGATACGTTCTGGGACCTCGGTCGACGGGATGCTACGGCGATCTGGTTTGCGCAGCGGGTGGCGATGGAATATCGGATACTGGGCTATTTTGAAGACACCGGGTATGAAATCAATCACTATCTGAAAGAGCTTCAGAATAGAAAATACCTCTACGGCCAACATTATCTCCCGCACGATGCGAAAGCAAAGCGGTTGGGGAGTAAGAGAACGATTGAAGAAATAGTTCGCGCTGCGTATCCAGGTAATGTTAGAATTGTGCCAAAGCTTTCTGTTGCAGATGGAATTAATGCGGCAAGGACGATTTTTTCAAATTGTTGGTTTGATGAAGACGAATGTGCGGATGGTCTTGCGGCCTTGCGGCATTATAGGTATAAAGTGGTAGACGGGCAGCTGTCTAACGAACCGATGCACAATGATGGCGCGGATGCGTTTAGATATCTGGCTGTGACTTTGCGTGGTCCCCGAGATGATTCTGTTCAACGGGGTATGGCGAATAAAATGGGCTCGGCGTTGAAGCGCCTGGGCGGTATTGGGTCCTCTGGCTTAGGATGGATGGGATAATGAGCGATATTGATGTGGATGACTTCTCCGCCGGAGCGCTCACGGACGATCCGATCGTCAATGAGGCTATGAAGCGTTGGACCCGTGTACAGGAATGGGAAAGCGTTGCGCGGCAGCGGTTTCTGGACGATCTGAAATTTCGTCACGGAGATTCGGATAATGGTTATCAGTGGCCAGGCGCGATTAAGAATCTGCGCGATGCTGATAACCGGCCGTGTTTGACGATGAATATCATTCGTCAGCATAATTTGATAATCTCCAACGAGGCCCGGAAGAATAAAAGCTCTGTCAAGTTCAAAGCTATGGGCAACGGAGCGACCCAGGAATCGGCCAATGTCTTTGCCGATATCATGCGACATATTGAGGACAAGAGCCGGGCGCAAAATGCCTATACCTTGGCGCGAAATTTTCAAATCGACGGCGGTATGGGCTGGGTGCGGCTGGTGACAGATTACGAATCTCCAGATTCATTCGACCAGGCTATATACATCCTGCCGGTTAGGGACCCGCTTTCTATCTATCTTGATCCGGATAGGACGCAGGATGATTACTCCGATGCGAAATGGGGTTTTGTTTTCGACTGGGTGCCGAAGGACGAGTTCCGCGAGGCCTATCCGGATTTTGTCGATCTGGGTGTGGATGCGCCGCTGGGCAGCGGGACCATCGCGAACGCCTGGGATGCGAAGAATCATGTGAATATCTGTGAGTACTTCCGCAAAGTGAAGAAGAAAGACAAGCTGGTTAGCTTTGAGCATATGGGCGAACGGAAAACTGTTCGCCATTCGAAGTTGCATAAAAGCCTGCACGGGATGCTAAAGGACCCGGCTACGCGAGTGCGCGATGTGGAGGATGAGATAGTCGAATGGTATCTGATTGTTGGGCAAGAGATCGTTGACTCGACTATTTGGCCCGGCAGGTATATTCCGCTCATTCCGGTGATCGGGGAAGAAATTGTACTTGACGGCATCCTCGACCGGAAGGGCCACACCCGGGCGATGAAAGACGCGCAGCGGATGTATAACTACAACGCTTCGGGGCAGGTGGAATTTGGTGCCCTCCAGTCGAAAACCCCTTGGATTGCCGCGGCCAAGGCGATTGAGCAGTTTGAAGATATCTGGAACACGGCGAATAAGATTAACCACTCGGTGCTGGTTTATAATCATGTGGATGATGAGGGGAATCCCGTGGCCCCGCCGATGCGGATTGATCCGCCTGCGGGCTCGCCGCTGTTCGCCTCCGGCATGGAGACCGCTTTTAACCAGATGATGATGACCAGCGGTCAGTGGCAGAATCAGATGGGGATGATGGGGAATGAGCGGACTGGTGCTGCCATCGGCAAGCGGCAGGAGCAGGGCGATACCGCGACGTATCATTTTCAGGACAACTATGAAAAAGCTCTGATCAATATCGGGAAGCAGATTATTGATCTGGTTCCTAAGGTCTACGATACCAAGCGTGTGCTGAAGATGATGGCTGAAGATGGGGTGGATTATGATCTGGTCATAGATCCGGCTCAGAGGGAAAGCTATTATCAGGAGCTTTCGCATGATAATGAAGTGGTGAAGCGGATTTTCAATCCGCAGGTGGGGCAGTATGATATTGCTTCTAGCACTGGTCCGGAATATGGAAGTAAGAGGGAGAAAACTGTTGAAGCTTTAACTTTGATCCTGACGCAGAACCCCGGACTGACCTCGATCATTGGTGATATTCTGCTGTCGGCGATGGACTTTGATAAGGCGGATGAGGCAGCAAGGCGGCTTCGCCGGATGGTTCCGCAGCAGGCGCTGGGCAATGGTCCGACGCCGACAGAGCAGCAGCAACAGCAGCAAATTCAGCAGCTGCAGGCATTGCTGCAGCAGCAGCTGCAGGAAGCTGGACAGGCGAAGCTTGCCCATGATCGGGATAGGCTGAAGCTAGTCGGCAAGGCCGAGATGCGGGATATTGATGTTTACAAGGCGGAAACTGAGCGTATGAAGGCGCTGCAGGAGCAGCTGCCTATGGACCCGGAAGGGTTGAAGCAGATGGTTAGGAAGTTGATGGATGAAGCGGGTAAGGTGGATTTGGGGAATGTGGTTCGGGCGAATGAAGGGGAATTGACGGACGGGACGGATGATGCCGGGGCGGGGCGTGTAATGGCCACCACCACGCAAACGGGATCGACCGACACCGACGGGCGTCCGCCGTTACCCCATGCCCGCAAGGCCCCGGACGGCCATTATTACATCCCCGATCCCACGCGCCCCGGCAAACACATCAAACTCACCCCAAAGGGAGCCGCCCGATGACTGAAACCACCGACGGCACAAGCCTGGATCAAATCCGGGCCCAGGTGCTAAAGCGCATTGCCTCCGGCGAGGCGCAGCAGTATAATACCCTGTATGGCGGTGGCAGCTTTCAAAGCTATGCCGATCATCCTAGACAAAGCTTTATCGGGCCGACAGGGAAACCTACTTCAGCTGCGGGGCTTTATCAGTTCGAACAGGGAACCTGGGATGAGCAGAAGCGCAAGCTGGGGCTGAAGGATTTCACCCCGACTTCGCAAGATGCAGCGGCTTGGGATTTAGCGCAAAGCCGCTATCGCGCGACAACGGGGAAGGATTTGGCTAATGAGTGGCGGAATGGAAATACTGACCTTAGTCCGCTTGCGCCTACATGGCCGAGCTTGGGCAGCTCCGGCAGCTCCGGTATGGCCACGGCTACGGGCGTGGCTCCGCAAGCTAGCTCAGGCGCTGGAACTGCTGGTGTTTTGGCCGGTGGTCCTGCTGATTCTGGTGATATGGCTGGTGGCTCTGCCCAGCCGGCTGGTAGCAAGGCTTATGCGGTTTTGCAAATGATGCAAAAGCTTGCACCGCAGCACCAGTTTACACCAGTGGACTACGATCCGTGGAAGTTTGTTCCGAAGGGATAAAGGGTTATTCTAATGGCTGACGATCTTATCCCGCAGTTTCAGCTAACGCCAGTGGATTACGATCCGTTTTCGGCTGCCTATGATTACGCGCAAAAATTGGCAAAGCAGCAAAGCAACAACGAATTGATGACTCATGCGGTGGGTATGCCAGCGCAGGGGCCTACAGCGGAAGATATGGCGAAAGATCCGAATCTGTCATTGGGGGTTCGTTTGGCGGCCAGGGCTACAGAAGCTGGACCGCTTGGCTGGCCCGGAGCTTTGGCTGGAGTGGTGGACAAGTTTCATCAGGTGGCTACTGGGCAGTCTTATCTGGAGCCGGGTAAAGCGCCGCTTACGCAGCAAGAGCTGGAAAAGCTGGGCATCAGCACGGGGCTGAATATGACCCTGGGCGGGATGACAGGTGATATGGTTCCAGGGAAACTGAAAATGGGCCTTGGAGGGGAAATTCCAGAGCTGGGTGAAGCCGCTGGCGGGCCAATTCCGCATGAGGTAATTTCGCCAAAGCTTTATGATTTGTATACTAAACATCAAGGTGATTTTGCCTATCCTGCGAGCAATCCGGGTTTGGATGTTCCCGCAGATAAGCCGCAGATGGCAGATTATCTGGCTGGAAAAAGCAGTTATCTTGATTTTGCTATGCACCCAGACACGACGATTACCGATCTGAAACATCCGATGGTTGCGGCTAAAGAGTATTATGAAAGTAATCCCAATTTGCATTTGGAAAAAGTTCCCCCGCAGCAGTTGACAAAGAAGTGGGATAAGAATACGGAGCTGGATAGCGAGTTAGAAAAGCAGCTGCATGGGCTTTTGTCGGAATATACAACTCAGGGCACGCCCGAGCTAGGCTCTGAAGGGCTGAAAATTCCCAAAGGCAATCAGCTTCTACAAGATTATCTTTCCGGAAAAATTAGTTATAATGAGTTCGGTAATAAGGCTACGCAAGAGGATTTTCAGCATCCGTATGTTAATCCGAAGCTTTATTCTGAAATGGCGAATGATTTGCTTAGCAACAAGGCGCACACTTTGCAGGACATAGCCGAGGCTAAAGCAGGGGTTAAAAAATCGTCTTCGGTCGATCCGTTTACCGGCGAAGCCTGGGAAGG